TTTCAGAGGATTCTTATAATTTCTACTTAACATAATGTATTACAATTCTTGTTCCAGGTACATAGATAAATTAAGATTAGCCACCTTAAGAATATCCTTTATTTGTCTTACCTGGAGCAGTTCTATATCCCTGGATAGGAGTTCTGATACCCACCTTGGAGACTTCTTAAGAGCTTTAGCTACCTGTTTTTTGGTTATTTTCTTATCCTTGAGTAGCTGTTCAAGGGTTATTTTCTCTCTTAAGTGGAACATATACTTCTGTTTTAATAAGGTTTGTCGGAACAAACTATTCACTTTTGTACAAAAGTAAGTAGACTTTTTGAAGCCAAGAAAACATAGCTAGAGATACTCTCCATTAAGGTTGCTGTAAAGCCTACCACTATGTTATTAAGCTGACATTGCATATCTATCTTTAGATTCTATACCATCTGCAGTAAACCTAAGATAATCTGCAAGCTCATCACAGCTTGTGAATAAACCATCAGGTAAAGATGCTAATAAGTCTGTAAGTATTTCAAACTTTCTTTCATCTAATCCTTTTTCTTTACCAAGTTCGTTAAATGGCATAATACAATAAGCCACTGTAGTAGGCACACACTTTTATTATTATAAAAGGTAATAATATACCCCTCTGCATTCAGTTGTAATACGGTTCTCATTTCGTAAAGAATAGAGTAAAGGTTCCCACCTTTAGCACTATTCACCCTGTATTACAACTGCCTGTCCTTGGGAAACAGGTTATGATGCATTAGAGTATACTACCAGTAGTATTATGTATTACCTACTACCGGTAGTATAACAATTCAAAAGGTTTTACTATAATAGAATAACAATAAAAGGGGGATTGCTCCCCCCTTTATTACAGGATGTCACCTGCATCTACACTGCTGTTACAGATCCACCATGTGCCTTTAAGGTCAGCAACAACCTTACCGTCATTACAGATGACGAACAGTGGCTCCTTGAGGTTAGCTTTCTTGGAGATAAATATCTTCTCTCCGTCAACCTCACAGAATTGCTGACCTGTCCTTTGAGACTTCAGAAATTCTAATTTTTGTACTCCTAACTGTGCTTTGAACGCATTTAATGATAACATAACAAATTGTTTTATGGGGGATAACATCATCCACCTTTTTTAGAGGGGTGGTCTTTGATGGACTCCCTAACCACATAACACACTTATAAAATTTCTATAATAGAAATATAGGGTCATACCTGGGGGATCTTATATGGGTGTTTTGGTAGGGGGGGATATTTTATTTGTGTTACCGGTAGTAGGTAGTATGGGGAAAGGTGTTATCTTTGCTGTATATATATTTCCATTACTGTATGACTACCGGTATCTTTGTAATAGCTAACCATGAAGTTTGGACCACGTGTACTATATGCGGTTATGAGTATGATGCACGTTTAGGTATTTGTAGTTGTTTAACTTTTAAATCATAGTTATGTCAAATCCTTCACAAAAACTTATTGTGGTAAAAGATTATCTTAATAGGTTCCCACAACTTCCTTCACTTACTATTTCAAAGAAGATATACAATGAGAACAAGTTGTTGTATAAAGATGTTGAAGAGGTTAGAAGTAGGGTCAGATATGCAAGGGGTTCTTATGGAAATAAACATAGAAAACAGTTGAAAGATAAGACACATCTTGGCAAGACACCTGTACCGGTGTTACCTGAATCACATCAGGAAAAAAGAACACCATTGCAGCTACCTTTAGCTAATAATAATATACTGCTTCTATCTGATTTCCATGTACCGTATCACGACAATGACGCTATTAACTGCGCTTTGGAGTATGGTAAGAAAGAAAAAATAAATACTATTTTGCTGAATGGTGATGTTATGGATTTTTATATGCTATCAAGGTTTATGAAAGATCCTCGGCAACGTAGTGTAAAGCAGGAGTTCGATGCTGCAAGAGCATTGCTTGTTTATATACGGCATGTGTTCCCTAAAGCTGATATCTACTGGTTAATGGGTAATCATGATATGAGGTACGAACATTGGCTGATGACGAAGGCACCAGAGATATTTGATGATAGCTATTATAAGTTAGAAGAGAGACTCAGACTTAATGAATTAAAGATAAAAGTAGTCGATGAACTTACAATGGTCAAGGCAGGTAAGTTGTTTATTGCACACGGTCATAAATGGAGCAATGGACAATTCTCACCAGTGAACGCTGCAAGGGGTTTATGGACACGCTTAAAACGGTCTGCGATAATGGGGCATACTCATAGTGTATCCCAGCACACAGAAAAAGATGTAGCACAAGAACTAACTTCCTGTTGGTCTACCGGCTGCCTTTGTGAACTTCAACCTGCATACAACCCCTGGACAAATAAATTTGTACATGGGTTTGCACACATACAAGTACACAAGGATAAGAATTATACAGTGAAGAATTATACAATAATTGATGGTCAAATACTATGAGTAAACAGAAGAACAATATGACCAAGTTATATACTGATAAGGAATTAGATAAAATGAGTTCTAAAGAATTGACATTGTACCTGCAGATATTAGAACTTTATGTCGATGATCTTAGAGCAAGAGTAAGAGAAAATTCATTACGACCACTACCCAAAGATTAAATATGTATCTGAAAAAGACAATAACAGTTGCTCAATATGAAACTAGGGTTCAGTTCATAGTGACCTCTGATATTGCCAAGACAGTTAATAATATCTACAAGAAACATAATGTAAGTACCCCTAAATGGACAGATGCTCCTTCTGGAGCAATGGTAGCAATAGGATTGGATAAATACCGGATAGTCATAAATAAAGACTGGTTCAGTCATAATACTATCCTACATGAACTACTTCATTGTGTTATGTGCATTACCTTTGACAGAGGTATCTATGAAGAAGAGGCCAGGTGCTGGCTGATGGGATATATAGGACAAGAGATATATAACTTCCTCAAAGAAAAAAAGGTTGATATCCAATAAATTAATTATGCGTATCTATCATTTTATAGATACCATACTTTTTTAATAAACCAGCTATCTGAGTATCAAGATGATAATAATGTTGTTTATTATATCGAACTAACTTGATACCATAGGTCGTGCAAAACTCTGTCTTTATCTTATCTCTTGCAATAGCTTCTTCTGTATTATGATATCTCTCTCCATCATATTCTATTATAAGATCAAGAGAAGGTATATAAAAATCAAACCGGTAGAAACCACCATTATTTGTTTTAAACCCTTCAAAGCTTACCTCACTATACCATTTAATAGGATATCTTATTAACTGCTCTATTATCTTTATCTCAGCCTGTGAAGGAGTATGTAATGAACTAATAGGTGCCGAGAACCAATTAGGTATACTACAAGCTTCATTCTCCTTAGAGACTACCGGTGAGCTATCTTTCTTTTCTGATCTTACTTCTTTAGGATTCCCGATCAGGTTCTCCTGTATCAGATATTTCAAGTACTCATCTATCTCACTTTGATTTATTGGCCATTTTCTGCCTCTTGCATCAGTTACTACCTTAGATCCCACAATAGGCTTTCTATCTACTACAGGATGCCCAAACAAAGTTTTAAATATCTTTTTTATAGTTGCTGTCATAGCACAAAGATAAAACATCTATTTTAAAAAACCTAACCAAGCTCGTTAAAAAATATTTTTATAAAACCTAACTAAATTAAATAAAACTAATTACCTTTGTTAGGAAATACTAACTACATGCAAGATACTACTTTTCCTAATGGGCCATCTGTATTCTACAGTACACAACCACCTAAGTATTATTGGGTACTTTATAAAACCCAAAATAACGATCATGTTAGTAAATGCATTACTGTACATCCTTTTGATTTTATTTATACTCATAACTTAAATGAACCTAACCAAAAATGGGGTAGGATAATTTTAATAAACTGGAAAGAGATAAGTAAAGCAGAGTACTCTTTATGGGTAAAGTTAAACACAACTTATTAAAAACAAATAATAAATATATGATAGACATCGCAGTATCAGCACAAGAGAGAGCTGACATTAAAGCAGAAATGAAAAGGACACAGGAAGCATATACTACCGAGGTAAGTATTGCTGTACTCGGAACTCGTTTGTTACTTCTCCCTATTATGGAAGAGGAGAAAGAAAGTCTCATTATTATAGATGAGAAAATAAAAAAAGACTTGAAAGGTAATGCTCTTGAAAGGGCTATTGTAAGATCAATAGGTGGTGACGTAAAGGTTGCTGCAGTTGGAGACATAGTATACGTATATCCTAATCAGTTTGAGGCTACCATAGCTTTGAATGGTGTAGGTTATCTTGTATACCAGGAAAGGTCTATAATAGCAAAAGATCTTGTACCGGTGATCCCTCAACATTAATCATACTTTATGCAACACATATTTGAGTTTGTAGCTAAATTATCTGATGAGAAGATAATCCATATGAACTATAAAGGGAAGAGTTCCCGACATAGTAAGGTCACTGAGAAGATACTAAGCGACTTAAAAAAGGTATATGGCATTGAAGCAAAAGATGTAGTTGACCTTTATTTAAAACCACTTAAACCAGGTAAGTAATGCAACAGGGAATAACAATACAAAATGGAAACTCATTCACCGATGCCCAAGGGCAAAGGTGGCTGAGTCTCCCATTTAAGAAAAAGAAAGAAGACAAAAGAGATATTGCTGTAATATACTTCCAGCTACTCTCTGCATTTAATGGTCTGAAACTAAGTGATGGAGAAATAAAACTTCTTGCTCATATAGCTCTTAATGGTGGTATTGTATCAGGTAGTTGCAAAATAAGATTTGCTGAGAAGTTCGATAGTTCTATACCGGCAATAGATAATACTATTAGTAAATTAAAGAAGAAGAAGATACTGGAGAAGAAAAATAATATTGTCACACTTAATCCTAAAATAAATCTTGATTTTAGTAACAATAATAATTTTATATTCTCATTCAAATGTGTGCTAAACGGTTAGAAAAAGTAGACTTGTTCCCTGATATAAATGAAACAAACCCACGTTTGTTAAACTATCCTTTTAGAATACCGGAGCAAAAGATAGGTGAGGAGTGTATAACAGCAATAGCTAAACAAAAAGGTATAAATGAAAATATTGTAAGAAGTATACATGACTTTCAATGGGCTATGATAAAAGAAGGTACTGATACATTCAGGACGATCTTTGCATCAAAGTTCTTTAAACTAAAATTAAGTGAGCATAAAGTAAATGGTTTTATCAAAAAGATAGATACTGAAATAAAAGAACTTGAAGATAGATATGAAAATGTTATTGGTTCTGATGCAAGAAAAAAATTGCATGATAAGATAATAGAAAGACAGAATATAATTAAGACATTAAGAGAACAGCTTGCCAAGTGTATGCAAAAAGATAAAAAGTCTAAAAACAAAAATAAATGAAAGTAGAATTTGGAAAGTTACTTGAGGGTATAGGTAATGCTATCTTTATTAAAGAAGAGATAGAAAAGATAGCTGCAGAAAGAATAGCTATTTGTGAATTATGCTCTCACTATTCTCCTAATGCTAAATTAGCAGGAGCAACCTTTACAAGAAAGGATAAGTTCTGTTTGGATTGTGGTTGTAACATGTATCTAAAAACCAGAGCACTGTCTGCATTCTGTCCTCTTGGAAGTGCTACTTCACACTTCCCTAATGAGGTATCCAAATGGCCGGCAATAACTACAGATGGTCAGGTATCTGATGTTATACTTGAAACACCGGAAATTAAGAAAGATCTGGATGATTATAAGATGAAATTAATGCACAATAAATTAGACGAACATCAATAAAATTTATAAGACATGGCAACAGCTAAGAAGATATATATTGATGCAGAGTTAGATTGGGCTGAACAGAAACTTAATGAGTGGAGAGAGTACATTGATAATAACCCGATAGATAAACTAAAGGATAGGATCGAATGGAAGCCTACAGCTAAAGGTGGTACTATGCCAATGGTAGTTGCTTCAATAGAGTCTCAGATAAAGTGTATCAGGGATACCATGAAAGAATATCTTGCATTATTGGAACAGGTCAATAAGATGAGACAGGCCGAAGAACATAAAAAGAAAGATGTTAGAGGTGGTGGTGAAAGACCTTCAAGAATGTAATTATGGTAAAGGAAATAAAATTTTCAGACTTCTTTAAAAATAAAAAGAACCTTCCACCAAAAGGTTCTGATAGTTATAATAAGCTTGTTAAAGAAGAAGAAGATAAGTGTTTGGGAGGAGTAACTGTAGATGGCATATTCTTTTCAGGCTGGTTATACTGGCATCTGAATCATTGGTATATCAGAGATGATATGGAAGATGAGTATGGGAACATTGTAAGAAGGAAACTCCTTCCCTCTCTTAGAGATAACGAATGGCTTGTATCAGAGTATTTAGAACAATGCAGGATAGAGAAGAAAGGTTATTTACATATTGGAGTACGTCAGTTCGGTAAGTCTGAAATAATGGCATCTTATCTTGGTTATCATGCAACATTATTTAAAGATACTCAGAACGTAATTGTAGGTGGTAATGATTCTGACCTATCACTATTAAAAGATAAAATAGATTATGGTCTTGGGAACTTATGGGAAGGACTTAAGATACCTAAATTAGATAAGGATTGGAGAAAACCAATGGTACGCCTTGGTCTTAAATCTAAAGATAATGAAGATGAAATATGGTCATATCTTATTATAAGGAACGTGGCAGATGGTAAAAATACAGAAGGTCCTGCCGGTGTTACAGCAAAGGCATATGCAACAGATGAGATAGGTAAGTTCCCATTTGCACAATCTTTTGAGGCAGCAAAGCCAGCCTTTAAATCTAAATTTGGTTGGAGATGCGTACCTATACTTTTTGGTACAGGAGGTTCATTTGAGAAAGGTGCTGATGCTGAAAGATATTTTTATCATCCTGATGCTAATAACTTTCTCGGTGTTACTGATCCTGTTACCGGTGAAAGGACATGTGTATTTATGTCGGGTCTGTACAGACTTGATTGTAAGTATAAAACTACATTAGGGGAATATCTTAAGAAGGAAGGTAAGATAGCTGAAGACAAGGAAATAAAAGAGCTTGATAAGATAGAAATGCAAGCTTCTGATAAGTTAAAGGCTATGAAAATAATCAAGGATGAAAGAGCTAAAAAAGCACTTGATCCTGACCAAACAGAATACCTCAAGCTTATTATGTATTATCCTTTGACCCCAAAGGAATGTTTCCTATCTTCATCTGAGAATTATTTTAATGCAGATATAGCCAGGCAGCAAAAGGATAGATTGGAAGTTCAGTTCCCTGGCCTTAAGGTAGGTATATATGTAGACCTTTTTGAAGAAGGAGATAAAGTAGTACATCGACCATCTAACAAACTACCGGTGTCCAGTTTCCCAAAGAGCCCTAAAGAAGATACCAATTGTCCTATAGTTATTATTGAGCATCCTGTACCAGATCCTCCTTATGGATTGTACGTAGCTGGTATTGACCCCTACAGGTTTGAGAAAGCTCCTAACTCAGATTCACTTGGAGCTATCTATATTTTTAAAAGATCATATGATGCTTTGTCAGATAGTTTTCAGGATATGCCAGTAGCATGGTATGTAGCAAGGCCAGATAGTAAAGAAACTTGGAATAATAATGTTCGATTACTTATTAAGTACTATAATGCTATAGCATTGTGTGAGAATGATGAAATGTCATTTATTGATTATATGATGGCTAAAGGAGAGGGGCATATGTTAATGGATACACCTGATTGGATAAAAGAGTATAGTCCTACCAGTAGTGCGAACCTGAGACAAAAGGGTGTCAGCTCTTCTCCAAGGAATATAGAACTTTTCAATACAAATCTTAAGCAGTACATGGAAGAACACTTTGCTTCTGTACCGGTACCAGGATCTGAGGAAACAAAAAAGATACTTGGTGTATCAAAGATAAATGACCCTGTATTACTTGATGAGATAATTAAATGGAACAAAGATGGTAACTTTGACCGAATAAGAGCTATTTCTATAGCAATTACATGTGCAAGAAAAATGGATAGTCAACGTATCCAGGTAACTATAGAAGATGTTGACCCAAGATTTAAAGAACCTGTTCGTAAAAGGCATCAGGGAGTTTTCAAAGAGCTTGGTAATACATTCAAATATCAAACAAGTAAAAGTAGAATAAGTAGACTTTTAAAATAAATACAATGGCAATTATAAAATATTTAGCCGAATACAATGCACCTCAAGAGGTGCTTTTGAATTTATTCCCTGATCAGTTCATTGGTGAGGGTTTAGATATAGATAAGGAAAGAAGACTTACTGATAAAGCAGGTAATGTTATACCTATGCCTCGGCAGCATGTGGATGGTATTACAAAAAGAAGTGGTAACTGGTGGAAGATCAATATGGATTATTTCTATACAGTTGCACTTGCTCAGTATAACTTTCAGAGAACAAGATTAGTTAGAAACTATGAGTTGATGAAAGGTATCCTTAAACCAGAAGACTTTTATGCGGAAGGTCCGGTAATGTCTTTTGTTGATGAGCTTATACGTGATGCAGATCTACCTGCATATGTACAGCATTACCCAATACTTAATCCACCTATCAATACAATGGTAGGTGAGAAAAGTAAAAGACCCGATGTAGCAAGAGCTAAAGCAGTTGATGACCTATCTAAAAGTGAAGAGGGTCAGTTCTATACAAATCTGTATATGCAATATATACAAGATAATGCAAGACAACAAATAGCAAATAAACTTAAGGAACAAGGAGCAGACCTATCAGACCTTGAAGGTTTCAATCAACAGGTAGAACAACTTACTGCTGATAAAGTTAAAGAATACATGATGGACTATACTTCTGCAGCAGAGGTATGGGCAGCTAATATGCTACAAGCTTTAAAGAGAGAGTTCAATATGAAAGAACATTTTGAACAAGGCTTTAGGGATTTGTTAATATCTAATAGAGAGTTCTTTCATAACTATGAGACAAGAGATAGGACAGGATTTAAAGCCGAGAAAGTAAATCCCAAGAATGCATGGTGGCTTACTACTCCGGATAAAAAATATATCAAGGATGCCTATGCTGCAGGTCTTATAGAGATAATGGAGCTTAGTGAGATAATTGATAAGTTTGATCTAACAGAAGAAGAGATAGACCATCTTCGTAATTATGCCATGCAAGCATTCTTTCCATACTCAAGAGTTACAAATCTTGAGGCAGGTAAGACTGGTTCAGAGAGTGTACAGTATAACCCATATGACCCATTAGTACTTCAGGAAAGAGAGAACATGGAAGCATGGATGCAGAATGATAATAGACAAGATACAAATGGTTTACTTGGGAATGCTGCACCATCTGTAGGCACTTTTGGTAATAGGTTTATAGTAACTACTGCTTACTGGAAATCTAAACGTAAAATAGGCTTGCTTACTTATATAGATAAAGATGGTAACATGCAATCAGATATGGTTGATGATAACTATAAGGATGGTATGCACCCACAAGAAATATCTATTGAATGGAAATGGGAGAACCAGTGGTACAAGGGAATGAAGATAGGTGATGATATTTATTATGTTGAACCATTGGAGATAATAGATTACTGTCCTATCATTGGTGTAGTACATGAAATAGAGAATACTGTATCTGTATCTCTTGTAGATCTTATGAAACCTTTCCAAACACTTTATAACATCTGTATGAATCAATTATACAGATTGCTTGAGAAAGAAAAAGGTAAAGTACTTTTAATGTCTCGTAGACATGTACCTCTTCAAAAAGGTGGAACATATGAAGACTCTATGGAGATATGGGAAAGACAAGCTGAAGAGCAAGGTGTTATATGGGTAGATGACTCTCCGGATAATACTAAAAAACCATCTTCTTTTAACCAGTACACAGTAATAGATTGGACACTTTCTCAACAGATGCAAACAAGGTATGACTTAGCTGCACAGTTAAAAAATGAGTGTTGGGAACTTATAGGCCTTAATAGGCAACGACTTGGGTCTATAACTGCCTCTGAATCTGCTACCGGTACTAATACCGCAGTATCCCAATCCTACGCACAAACAGAACCCTACTTTGTTCAACAAGAGTATATTGAGAACCAGGAGTTGCAATGTATACTTGACATAGCACAATACCTAGAATCAAGAAAACCAGAATCAACACTTAGCTTCATTGATTCAGAAGGTGGCAATGCTTTTGTTAAAATACAAACAGAAACACAGTTAAAGAATAGAGATATTAAACTGTTCATGACATCAAGGGCAGATGATATGAGAGTGTTCCAACAGATACAAGGTCTTGCACAACCTGCATTACAGAATGGTGCAAGTCTTTATGAAGTTGCACAAATGTATACAGAAACATCTACTCGTAAGCTTCTTGATACATATAAAAAGTTGAAAGAGAAACAAGATAATATACAACAGCAGAATCAACAAATGCAGCAGCAAGCTCAACAAATGGAAGAGCAAAAGATGCAACAGGAAGCTGCTATAGAAGAGAAGAAACATCAGGATGATATACAGGTACAGGTATACAAGATAGATACTGAAGCTAATACTGCAATTACAGTAGCCCAGATCAAAGAACGTATACAAATAGCTAAAGAAAACAAAGCACCGGAAGGTCCTGATTATGGTGATATCTTATCTTATAATGTAAAACAACAAGAATCTATTTATAAAAGAGATATAGAAGAGCTTAAGCTCCAGATGGAAAAGCAGAAAATGCAAGATCAAAGTGGCAGAGATGCCAATGATATGACCATGAAGCAGCATAAGTTGGCTCTTGAATCAGAAAGAAATGATATTGAAAAGAATAAAGTCAAGATCATGGAGAAGAAAATGAAGAGTTCTAACAAGGGTAAATAGTTTATTTTTTTAAAACAACGGTATATAAAATTAACATTTTTTTCCTAATCAGTAAAGAAAGTTTGTATTGTAAGTAATTACCTGCATATCTTTACATCATAAATACAATTACATATGGCACAAGATAACTTCTTAAATGAAGACCTCGATTTTGGTATTGAGGGTAGTTCACAGGCTGATATACAGGAGTTTGAAGCATATATGAATGATGCTCCTATGACAAATGTTCCAGCAAAAGACATCAAACCTGCTTCTGAAGAAGATAAAAAACAAGCAGAAGAAAAAGGTAAAGCTAAGTCTGATGATGAAAAAGTAGCTGAAATAAAGGCAGCTAAACAGAAAGAAGAAGAAGAAGCTCGTAAGTTCATTGAAGGTGATGATGACGGTGATGATGATAACAAATCAACAAAATCTAAATCTAAAGTCACTGAGCAAAACGATGATGACGATGATAACGATAGTGAAGATGGTAATGACGAACCTCTAACTGAGTTTGAAGAATTAGCAAAAGATCTATATAAGGTCGGTATCTTTACTACTGATGGTGATGATGATGAACTACCAACTACCTCAGAAGAGTTCATTGAGAGGTTTAACTGGGAGAAGCAAAAAATGGCAGAACAAATGGTCTATAACTTTGCCGGTAGACATGGTGAAGAAGCAAGAGATCTGTTCAATGCAGTTTTTGTAAATGGTGCAGATCCAAGAGAGTTTGTTTCTAAATACATAGAAACACAGAACTTTAAGGACATGGACCTATCCGATGAGGATAACCAACAAAGAGTTGTTGAAGCAGCTTTAAGAAATCAAGGATGGGAGGATGAAGATATCCGAGCAGAAGTTAAGAAACTAAGACTTAACTCTGACCTTGAAAGTACAGCACAGAGACATCATAAAGCACTTGTTAAGACTGAGGAAGCTCAGTTGGCAAGAATGCAAGAAGACTCTAAAGCTCGTTTTGAAAGAAAGAAACAACTAGAAGCTCAGTATTCAAATAATATAAGAAGTATATTAAATGATAAAATTAAAACATCTGAGTTTGATGGTATCCCGGTTAACAGAGAATCAGCTAACAAAGCAGTTGATTTTTTAGAAACAAAGAAATGGAAACTACCTACTGGTGAACTTATTACTGATTTTGATAGAGTAATAATGGATCTTCAGAATCCACAAAATCATGAAACAAAAGTAAAGTTAGCTTTACTGTTGTTGAAGAATTATGAACCAGGTAAACCATTAAATCTTGATCTTGGGCCAGTAGCAAAGAAAGCAGTAAGTAAAGAGAGTAATGAAGTTTTTAATTTTATAAAGAATAAAAAACCAAAGAGTTCTCTTTCTTCTAAAGATAATCAAGGTGGGGGTAAAAAGAATTTCCAATTCCTTGACGGATTATAATCATAAACTAAAAGTAAAATAAAATGGCATTACAACAGATACCTGGCTATAGTTCAGGGTACATTGCGACAAGATACTCCTCTATGAATAAGAGGGCTTTGGGTAAATTTACGGATTCTAACCACATCCAAATGTTACACTCTGAGTCTCCTGCAGACTATGATAAAAAGATCATAAGCCTGTACACTCAGACCAGTTTGTATTCTAACGACTTCTTGCAGATGATCATGAAGTCAAAACCTTATTTTATTAATAAGGCAACTGATTATTGGAAATGGAAGGTAGCAGTACCTTATCAGTTCCCTGTACTGGTAGAAGTTCCTGATACTACTTTGGCTATGCCAAACATTGGTATTGACCGTCAGACATTTGAAATGGTGTTTGATAAGAAGGAGTTTTTTATCAATGACGTTATTAGTGCTAACCGTATGTATGGTCAACAGTTCATCGTAATGAATGATCCTGTTCCTTATGGTCGTGCTTGGAAGTACACTATGCAGCTTGTAACACAGAATCCAATGACCACTTCTGTTGATCCACAATGGTTGGCTGAAGGTCGTGAATTTGAGTTCCTTTACAATGCTACCGGTGAGTTTGATGAAAGAGGTTCAGGTCTTGGATCACTGGGTGATGAGATCACACTGTATGAATCTTTGGGTTCTGCAAGTTTGGTTGAGCACACAGTAACTGACTGGGCTGATACTAAAGTAGCTAACGCTAATACTCGTGGTACAGACAAGGACGGTAATCTGATCGACCTGATCATGTATTCTAAGAAAGTACGTAACCAAGAAGGTGAGCATAAATATGTTACAGCATGGGAGCCATTCATTGAAATGGAACTTCGTAAGAGAATGCTTGACATGAAGGTTAAGAAAATGATCTGGGCTCAGGGTGGTTCATCTAATACCGGTTCTGGTACTCAGGAAATGAAGAAGTTGTCTATGGGTGTTTATCCTCGTATGAGAGCTTATGGTAACCTTGAGCAATACAATGCTGGTCAATTCTCTATTAACATTATCCGTAATGTATTTGGTGACCTGTTCTACCGTAGGGAAGATGTTAAGAACCGTAGAGTAAAACTGTTTACCAACGAAGCTGGTATTGAAGTATTCCGTACTGCTGCTAAGGATGACCTGTTGAAAGCTGGTTTTACGATTATAGCTGACAACCGTTTCATTGAAGGTAAAGGCCAGAACATGACCATCAACTGGGCATTTGATTCAATGGTAACTATGGATACCGGCAGGATCGAAGTATCTCACCTGATGGAGCTTGACCTGCCTCAGACAAACTCTGAATTTGGTAGGAATAAAAAATCTACTCCAGTATTTATGGTGTTTGATGTATCTCCAGGTGGTGATCAGATGAGCTCTGATAACATTAGAGAAGTAAGACCAGCATCTGCTCCATCAATGACTTGGGGTTATATAGATGGTACTTACCATCACATGGGTCATGCAGCATCTAAGGGTATGGCATCAGCCAGTATGTTCCCTGGATACAAGATCTGGATGAAAGACCGTTACGATGTGTTTATCGAAGATATCACTCGTACAGCACTTATCGAGCAGGTACCACAGTTCTAATAGAACTTTGGCTAATAATAAAGAATAAGGGTTAAGCTCCCCTCACCCAAAGTAGGGGAGCACCAATTACATACTGTGATCAAAATGGCAAGGATAGCTAAAATCTTACCTCTTCCTGTAGAATATAAACAAGGAGAGATGACAATGAAAAATTCTCTGGCAGAAAAGGGATACATGAGACACCCAGGCACCGGAATAGGTGTAGTACCGATACAAGGTATAGATGGGAAATATCTTACAGGACTTGACCCTGAAGCTAATTATATAAGAAGGATGGCAATGACCAATCCTGAAGCTGCAAGAATAGAAGCAAATATAGTTAGAGAAAGGAAAGAAAGACTTGAAATGATAACAGGACTAGAGCTTGGGCCACGTTCAGAATATTATTCTGGAGTATATGGTTCAAAGTTTAACTCTGGTCAAGTGGCATCAAGAGTAAAGTTAGTGGATGGTGAGAACACCTTCAACTTTGGAAACCCTCATAAGGAGATAGAGTTTTGGTGGGTAACACAAATTAAAGATCTCATTGCACCATCTCAGGAAGAATGGAAAAGAGGAAATTGTGGAGCTAATGTTCAGTTCTACGTTTCTAATCCTGAAGCTGAAGCTTCACTTGTTTATCAGAAGAATATGTCTGTAGCTAAGGCTATAGAATCTATTAAACAAATGGATCTTTCAAAACAAAGGAAAATAGCTAAACTGATAGGCCTACCGGTCACAGATAATGATAAGGAAGAAGTTGTATTCAATGCTATCTATACAATGATATCGAAAGGTACTGTAGATAGTGGAGAGTACAAAGGTCAAAACTCGGTTGACCTGTTCAACAGGATAGCCGGTATGACCGACAAGTTCTTGAATGTTAGAAGTCTTGTAAGAGAAGCTCTCGTGTTAAGGGTCCTTGGAAAGAGACAAGGAGTTATATATGAGGGAGAAACAGTAATAGCTACATCAGAAGAAGAGTTAATTGCACAATTGGCACTTGATTCAAAACAGATGGAACTACTTGCTCTTGAAACAAGAGTTGCTGACAAAAAGAAAATGAGAAATGCAATAGAGAATTTTGAATATGTAAGTCCTTTACCTGCAGAAGAAGTAGTAACAACTACTGATAAAAGAAGGAAGGGATCAAAAGCAGAAACAAATAACGAGGAATAGTAGTAGTTATGTATGATACCAGTTCAGAATTTATTATTCGACATAGACACTAAGCTTAATAGACTTAGTAACTTAAGAGGCCAGTTCATACCTAACGAAACTAAAATAGATCTTTTAAATAAGGCACAGGTAAAGCTGATATTAAAAAAGGTAGATGCTAATAACAACTACCAGTTGGGAATGGATGCTTTTACTAAGAGATACGAAGATTTGCAAAATTTTCAAGTCCCTTACGAAAAGCATTCATTAACAGCTAATAATGATCTACTTAACAACTATAGTCTTCCGATATCAAGTCTGAAACATGACATGATCATACCGGTGAACTCTTATGTATTAGCTACAAGAGGTAACTGCAAGGATAGAATATTAGATGTTATAGATTTTATGAAACATGGAGACATTAGAATGTTATTAAAGTCTCCTCATTATCAGCCAAGTTATCAGTATCAAGAAACCTTAGGTTCAATATCTTCAGATATAATTTATATCTATGGTGACCCTGAGAAGACATTTACGATAACTGAATTACATCTTTCTTATCTCCGTTATCCGGTGGATATGGATATAGCAGGATACATTCACCTTGATGGTACACCTTCTACTACAGTAGATTGTGAACTTGAAAGTTATTTAGAAGATGAATTGATAGACCTTGTAGTAGAGCAATTAGCAGATGCTACAGCAAATCAGGAACAATCACAGTTAAGTAGAACAAGAACAAAAGAAGTCGAATAATTAAATAACAAAAACTAAAATAAAATAAAATGGCAGATCAATTATTAACCACCTTATTCGTGGTACCTGAATTGAGTACAATACCCACTACAGGTTCAACTAATGCATTAACTGGAGGCCAGCTTGGTATCTTCTTACCAAACAACCAAGCAGCTACAGCAGTTACAGCACCTACTGCAAAGTATATCTATCTTGCTCAAGGCAGGAACATATATTCAATGAATGAAGGTACAAAGAAGTCCGATTGGATCCTTGCTGAAAACATCATTGACTGGTATAAAGTTCCAGGTAGCCTAGAGCAAGATCCTCAGGTAACTGAGATCACTGGTCTTAATGCTGGTTGTCAGGAAGATATATCTATCACACTTCGTCTTGATTCATTCTACATCAGGGCTGCATACAACAACTCACTGACTCGTACAGTGATGGTTACAACTCCATGTTGTAATTGTGGTAGCAATCCATGTGATACATTGGATGCAGCAGCTATCACAAGTGTATGGAATGCTTTTGTAATAGCAATTAATACAGATGAGATCCTTTCTCAATTTGTAACTGCAGGTTTGAATACTGCCGGTGATGGTATCTATATCCAAGGTAATCCTCTACAGGTTTATGGACAAGGTACTTCAGTGGATCTTACCAACTTCCCTTACCAGTATGATCGTATGTTCTTCTGGACATATGTGATGAATGGTCCTCAGTTGACCACTGATTACGAAGTTGAGAACTACTGTTCTACAGTTGCTAATGTAGCTGTTACACAGAGAGCTTCTTACCCACAGAATCTTCCTGCTGAGATCCAACAGCTTGAAAAAGACTACTGGTCATACCAGGCTGAGTACAAGCATATCTTTAGCAACGTCAACTATAATGGAGAGTTCCAATCATACGTTGACAGCACAAGTGCATATGACCTGTACTATTTGCATTACTTTGAACCGATCACTACTGGTCGTGACATAGGAGTAACTCGTAAAGATGAGTGGACTTGTATAGCTGTACCAAATGGTGCAGGTGCTCAATCAACTATAGAATCAATTCTGTATGCTGCATTTGGTACACCAGATAATGAACTGGCTACACCAAGTACTACGACTACTTACAGTACAAGTACAACTACTACTACGACTACAACCAATGTAACACCGTAATAGTTAATTAAATAAATAACCCAAAAGAGGGGGGATGGGAATACCCTACCCCCCTTTTTTTAAATAATTTAAAATATGAATTTCAAAGCATGGCTTGTAGACCTCTTCAAAGATGAAAGAGGTGTAACATCGATCAAACCGGTAGTAGCACTTATCGGATGTTTGTTTTTGAGTGTTACAACATTACTTAATAGTTATTCTCATGGTGATATTAAACCGGCGCCAGAATTAGTTAATGCAGTAATGATAATTACTGTTGTAGGCATGGGAGCAGATACAGTAGATAAGTTCACCAAGAAGCACCCAGAAACTAAATCAGAAGCTTAATGTCACCAGTTAAAGGTACAGGGGTTAAAGGAGGGGTCAAGGCTGCTACCAAACAAGTATCAGTTAAGGCCCCTTCTATGATGCCTATCAGCTTTAAAGATTTTAGTAAGGATCCGGTAAAGGGTCTTCTGTTCATTGTATTGATAGCTATTGGTTATCTATATGTAGATGGTAAAATGAACTATACTAAACAGATAGAGAATCAGGGTGAAAAGATAAAGATCTTAGAAGATAAGGTTGACAGAGTAGTAAATCAACTCAGGGTATCTGATAGTACATTAGCTGCTGCTGAATCTAAAATATCTTTATTACAACAACTTGGTAAAATTAAATAGTATGAAAATACTAAAGACAGCAATATATATTTCAACAATCGTAATGATAGCTTGTAATCATCCAGGCAGTCTTTCTACAAATTCAATAAAAGATAAATATGAAAAACTTGACTCAGTTCTTCTTAAAAGTAAAAACAATGTTACTTCAGTTGGAAAAGCAAATCAGCAATCTGATTCAACAGTCTCCACGAAAATAGAAAAGACAGTTAAAAATATAGAAGTTTTACATACAGAAGTAAGAGTATTAAAAAAGGAAAACAATGAACTTAAAGCAAAACTTGGTGACACTGTTGTTAATGTTAATAAGCATTTCAACCTACTGCCAGTCAACGAGCCAGATAATAGCACCTCAGGTTCAAGCTCAGAGTAGTCCTACAGTTACCCCTAATGTAACTCCGCTACCTACTACCCTACCGGTACCTAAGACTCAGAACCAATACCCCATGACCAGGATCCTAGATGATGATACAGTAGTGGTGATGACAGTACAGCAAGGAAAGGACATGAACAGAAGGTTCACTATCTTCAAGGATAGCATGAAGAGTTTCCATAGGTTGGTAGATACTTTAAATGCTGCCAATCTTTTCTTGAGTGATTATAGTCATGCTGTATGGATAAAGAACAGAGATCTTGAAGGTGAACTGAACTTGATAGCCGATAAGAACTACAAGCTGACCCAGAATGTTGCTAGTCTGAATGATACCATCAAGGCTATGAACTACCGGTTAGACTTTGAAAGACTGAGGGTAGATATGTCAAAGACAGATGTACAAGGTAAGTTTGAACTATACAAGACCACGACAGAGATGAAACTTGAGGACTATAAGTACAAGCTTGAATATGAAGAGAAAGCTACCAAGTACAAAACTACAAGGGCATTTATAGAAGGTGGACTTGTAGCAGGAATGCTTGGAATAATAGCAGATATGATACATACATATTATTTTAAAAAGTAAACTAACATATAATGGCAAATTTTAAAGAAGCAATAGTAGATACTCTCAAAGCTGAGGGTGGTTTTGTAAATGATCCTGCAGATGCAGGTGGATATACCTATAGAGGTATTACTAAAAAGAACTTTCCTACATGGGCAGGATGGGCTAAACTGGCTACCTGGGTAGCAGCAAATGGTCAACCAAAGACCGGTAAGATCTTTACTGATGCAGAGATACCTGGTTTAGAAGCAGACTGTCATGCTTTTTATAAGGCAAACTTTTGGGATAAGGTAATGGGTGATGAGATATTTAACCAGGAAGTAGCTGCAGATCTTTTTGATAGTGCAGTAAATATGGGTATCAAACAGGCAGTTGTGCTTTGTCAAAGATCATTAGATATTCCTGAAAGCGGTAAAATGGATTCAACTACTCTTAACATTCTTAATGAAAATAATCCAGCATAATGAAAAAGATATTATTTATATTTGCACTTAGTATCCCTACCTTTTCTACCGGTCAGACATTTGATTTTAATAAACAACCGGTAGATAGCTGTATTGCATACAAGAAAAAGCTTGAGGTATCAATGGAGAAAGTTGCAATAGCAGAATCTCAATTAAATAGTATTAAATTATGCATGAAAATATGCAAGAAGAAACCTGCTGAGAAAGCTACCTTCTATGAGAAAGTAACTGCTGCTACTAAAACTACTCCAAGCAATATTGCACTTAGTATACCTACTGATTGTACTGTTTACAAGAAGAAACTAGATAGTGTTAAACATATACTTTATATGGATAACAAACAGTTGAATACAGTTAAGTACTATATTAAGATATGTGAAAAGAAACCAACTAATAAGAAGTTCTTTTATGGTTGGGTTACCAATAGGGCAATTAAAAAATAAAATATGTTAGTACAGCAACTTCCCATTTTACAACTTGCTCTTATTGATCTAAGAGATAGTTCATGTATTGCCATTAGTGACTTAAGTACTTATGCTGCAGTACCAACAAGTACACAACTTTCTTTACAAATAACACCACCTGGGTACCCTACAGTTAATGTACCTTTCGTACCTTTGAATGTAAATATATATAAGTGTGTTGATCTGGGTATTACTTGTTCAGATAGTGGTTGTACTCCTTTGCCAGACGGTATTTATGAAGTGGTATACACTGTAACAGCATCTCAGGGTAAAGCACAAACATCTATTGATCAAAAGTTTATTAAGATCGACCATATTAAATGTAACTATCAACATGCATTTTTACAAGTAGATCTGAACTGTAGCTGTCATGATGCAAATTATTACAAGCAAATAGATGAACTGAGAAGAATAAAGTTATATATAGATGGATCAGTAGCTGAGTGTAATAATGGGAACTACCGGTTATCTTATGAATATTATGGTAAAGCAGATAAGATGCTGAGTAAGTTGGGATGTAAATTCCCACAAAGTAAATGGAAACAATGTAGTAACTGTTAAATTAAATTATATGGCATGTGGACAAGTAAAATGTTCAGAATCAACATGTAGCACTAAACTGCCAGCATGTCAAATGATAAGAGGTAAGTGTCCTGCATGTAATGCAAAGACAAATCAACCACAACAAAATCAAACAAATGTACTTAATCAATCCATTATTAACAAACAACAACCTAAACAATGATGGGTACAATAAGTTGCTTGCTGACATTGATAGAACAATAGCAAAGTTAGCCAGTACACAGTACCTTAATCAGGTGTTTGGTTTTCAGGATAAAGTAGATTTTACTTTGTATGATAGACTATGTGATTATCGAGAAATAATAATTGATAAGCTAATGGGCTGTAATTGTTTAGAAGATGAGTACTTATTATATATAATGTCAAAAGTTCAAAAATTAATTTGCTAATATGGGACAGGGGTGTAATTCAGGTTGTTCTAACTACTTTCAACAATTAACTCCTGATACAGGAGTAAAGTATACTGGGCCAAGTATACCAGCATTGGGAATATGTACAGGAGATACTTTGGCCGAAGTAGATGCTGTTATCTTACAAAAGATAATAGACTATGCTACCGGTGTAGGAATTGAAATAACTGGTTTAGATCTTACCGGTTGTGATTGCTTTACTAATGCAGTTACTTGTTGTGGTACATGTACTGACCTTAATTGTATATTGCAAGCATATGCTGATTGTATGTGCAAGTTATATACTCAGGTACAAACACTTACTACTAAGGTTAACTCAATGTACGATGGACCTTATGTAACAGGCTGTTTGTCAAATGTTACCAGTGCAGATCCTTTTCCGGTTATCTTTCAGGAATTGCTTAATGAGTACTGTAACCTACTTGCAGCGTTTAACGTACTTAATACTACAGTAAAAGGTTTTACTTTAGGTATCAATACTACTATAGGTAACTTTTTATATAACGCCATTACTGCATGTACCGGTAGTACAAATGTAACCAAACATAGTTCTGGTTCATCATTACAAATATCTTTCCAAGGCTTTACACCTATAGGAGGTATCATACCTTATGCAGGTCCTCTTACTGGTAAGGTCGATGCTACTGGTTTAGGATTAGCCAATACTGATATGTGTGGATGGGCATTATGCAATGGTAATAATGGTACTATCAACATGATGGGTCAGGTACCAATGGGTTCTATGCAAATGGGGGGTAAACCACCAAGTAATACAGGATATGTTACTACATTACCTATAGGTTCACAGGTTGGTGAAGCTGCCCATATATTGAGTGTATCAGAAATGCCAGCACATGGACACACTACTTATGTACCTATTAATGGGGCTAATTTAGGTAATGTCACTGTAGCTACAGGTGGTGCACATGGTGGTAGTGTAGGCGGATTCCTTAAATTGGTAAATGGTGTAGACCCTAATGTGACTTTCCCAGTTTATGGTAATTTCCCTAATCCCGGCTTACCTGCTAATGTTGCAATTAATGGAGGTAGTCAACCACATACTAATGTACAGCCATCAACAATATTATATTATATTCAAAGACTTAGCTAATGGCAGTTGCACAAAATTGTTGTCTACCAGGTTACTCCTATGATACAGGTACTCAGAAGTGTCTTAACATAGGCGATCCTTCAT